CCCCATCTACGCCACCGCCAAGAAGCGCGAGCTGCCGTCCGTCGGCGAGTACATCCTCGCGTTCCGCGCCGGAGGCTCCGACTTCGCCCAGTTCAACGAGAACATCCGCGCCGCCACCGGCGACGTCGTGGTCTCGGATGCCGCTGGCTTGGTTCCGACCCCCGTTGTGACGCCGGTCTACGACGACGTCAACGCCCTCCGGCCGATCGTCAGCGCCCTCGGCGCCCGCGCGATGCCCGCCGCTGGCTCGACCTTCCTGCGCCCGAAGATCGCCAACCACTCCGGCGTCGCCGTGCAGGCCTCCGAGCTCGGCTCGGTCAACACCGCCGACTTCGATCTGAGCAACGTCACTTTCACGAAGAAGACGTTCGCCGGCACGCTCCTCCTCTCGGAGCAGGTCATCGACTGGTCGACCCCGTCGATGCTCGACGCCGCCGTCAACGACCTCGCCGGCCAGTACGCCCTCCAGACCGAGAAGTACGTCGTCGACCAGATGGCCGCCGCCGTGACCAACTCGCAGGAAGTCATCCTGACGTCGTACACCGACGACGAGGAGTTCATCACCGACCTGTACCTCGCCGCCAGCTCGATCGCGTCGACCGGTAACTACCTGCCGAACGCGCTCGTCGTGGCGCCGGCGATGTGGGCCAAGCTCGGCGCGCTCGTCGACGGCCAGGGCCGTCCGGTGTTCCCGCAGGTGTCGCCGCTGTCCGGCATCGGCGAGCTCCGCGAGGGCGTCACCGGCTGGTCCGGCAACCCGCTCGGCTTGCAGCTCGTCGTGTCGAACCAGATCGGCACTCAGGAGATCGGCAACAAGGACGCCAACGAGTACTACTGGCTCATGAACACTCGCGGCGTCGAGGTGTACGAGCAGTACAAGGGCTTCCTCCGCGTCGAGAACGCCACCAACCTCGGCCTCCAGGTCACCGTCCGCGGCTACATCGCCGCCGAAGTCGTCGATGTGAACATGATCCGCATCCTCGGCCCCGACGCGACGTTCAGCTGATCCCCCTGACTTGAGACACCTGCATCATGGCTAGTTACACGATCACGCACCTCACGCGGATCGATAACTACGCCGTGGTGCAGGTGCTCGAGAACACCGAGATCGAAGTCGGTCAACAGATCGTCATCTCATCGGCCTCGGACGCGACGTTCGACGGCACACACACCGTCATCGACACCGAGCCCTACGAGCTGATCGAAATCACCGACGAAGGCGACCTCGTCTTCGACTGGGACGTCTATCAGCCCAACCAAGCGATCTTCATCGACGCCGGCGATGATCTGGCACGCACCACAGCGACCGGAACCGTCACCTACTCGACGACCTGCACCTGGATCGACGCCGACGACATCATCGAATGGCTTGGCATCGACTCAGCAACCGCGAACGACACCGCGTTCATCGCGACCTGTGTTTCAGCGGCAAACGCCTGGTGTTACCGACGTCGAGCGTCGGCCGGCTACTTCGACAGCCTGTCAACCGTCCCAGACGGATCAGTCAAGCTCGGCACCGTCATGTACGGCGCCACGCTCTACCGTGAACGAGGCTCAGTCGACGGCTACGCCTCGTTTGACCAGATGGGAACCACACAGCCGATCGCGTCCTACGGCCGCATTCTGCAGCTCTTGGGCGTCGGCAGACCGCAGGTCGGCTAATGCCCGCCTCCGGAATCTTCATCTCGGCCATCGCACAAGTCAAAGCCGCGATCACCGCGCTCGGCTACAAACCGGTCACCGACCCGCGAAACGCACGGCCGCTCACCGTCTTCATCGAGCTGCCAACATTCACAGGTTTCAACACCAACATCGCAGACATGACGTTCACGTTGAGAGTCCTAGCGCCGCCACCAGGCAACCAAGACGCCAGCGACTACATCCTGACCGTCGTCGACGCCATCCACCAGAGCAATGACATCGCCGTGACAGCCGGCACGCCTAGCATCGCTCTCATCGGGGAACAGCAGCTCCCCGCCTATGATCTAACCGTCCGGCTAGCAACCAGGAGAAACTGAAAATGGCAACTACCGTCGTGCTGAACCAGGCCACGCTCACCGTCGACTCGGTCGACTTCAGCGACCAGTGTTCCAGCGTCACCGTCACCGAGAGCTACGAGGCGCTCGAGTCCACCGCGTTCGGCGACACCGCCCGCAAGTTCGTGAAGGGCCTTGGCAACCACGAGATCACGGCTACCCTCATGATCGCCTACGGCACCTCTGAGGTCGAGGAGAAGCTCAACAGCCTCGCCGGCACCACGTTCAACGTCGTGGTCACCCCGACCACCTCGGCGACGCCTGGCACCTCGAACCCCGAGTACACGCTGACCGGCTGCTACCTCGAGTCCGTCACCCCCGTGAACGGCGGCGTCGGAGAGCTCCCCACGATGGACGTCACGTTCCGCGGCGGCGCCCTCACCCGCGCCACCAGCTGATCCCAGTTCATCCAACCAACTAGGAGGCACCTAGATGAACATGACCATCCGCGTCGACATCGGCGACGGCCCCCAGGACATCCAGACGAACCTGTGGGCCGTCGTCGCATGGGAACGCAAATACAAGACCAAGGCGTCACAAATGGCGACCGCGGCCGGCATGGAAGACCTCGCCTATCTGGCATACGAGTCGATGCGTCAGCAGAAGCTCACCGTGCCCGCCGTGTTCGACGACTTCATCAAGAAGATCGTCAGCCTCGAGGTCGTCGGAAGTGACGAGCGCCCTACCCGAGGGGAACCAGACGACGCCAGCTAGCCGAGCTGCTGGTGGCCGTCGGCTGGTGGCCCCAACACATCGAGTTCGATCTCAAAGACCTGAACACCGTGGTCGATGTGATCGAGGAACAGAAAAAGGCAAATGGCAGACTTCGGAGTTGACCTCGAAATCAATGGATTGAACGAGGCTCTCCGCATCCTGCGTTACATCGACCCGCAACTACGCCGCGAAGTCGATAAGGAAATGAAGGCCATTATTGGCAGGGACATTGTCCCGTTCGCCCAGCGGCTCTACCCCGCCACCGACCGCGTCGGCTTCTGGGGCAAGTGGCGCGGCGGCTACGACCAAAGCCGAGTTCAACGTGGCGTCAAGGTAAGCGTCAAAACCACCGGCAAAGCTGGCCAGGTCTCGGGATACCGCCTCACGCAATCCAATCCGGCCGGCGTAATCTTTGCGTTCACGGGAAAAAAGTCCGACGGCAAGAAACCGACCAAAAAGGACGGCTCGGGCAACAGCGCGCCATTCCACGCCAAACTTAGAAGCTTCGGCAAACCTCAACGAGCATTGTGGCCCGCAGTCCTTGAGAATCGTGACAAACTAGAAGACAGCGTCCGCGACGCAGTCGACTACCTCATAGAAACGATCAACAAGGAGCTCCGCTAATGGCGATCAATATCCCAATCGTCAGCGAGTTCAACAACGCCGGCCTTAAGAAAGCCCAGCGCGAGTTCCAGAGGCTCGAGAAGACCTCTCAGAAGGTCGGCTTCGCTCTCAAGAAAGCGTTTGTGCCGGCCACCGCCGCGCTCGGCGGTCTCGCCGCAGCCGCCATCCCAGCGATCAACGCCGCGTCCGACCTTGAGGAAAGCATGTCCAAGGTCGGCGTCATCTTCGGCGAAGGTGCCAAAGAAGTCGAAGCATTTGCAGAAACCGCCGCCAAAGCCCTCGGCCAATCCAAACAAGACGTCCTCGAGGCCGCCGGCACATTCGGCACGTTCGGCAAAGCTGCCGGCCTAGCCGGAACAGACCTTGCCCAATTCTCTAACGACATGACCGCGCTGGCATCCGACGTTGCCAGCTTCAACAACGCCGAACCAGACGAAGTTATCCAGGCAATGGGCGCCGCCCTCAGAGGCGAAGCCGAACCGATGCGTCGATTCGGTGTCCTCCTCAACGACGCCGTCCTCAAACAAGAAGCGTTAGCGCTTGGCATCTATGACGGCAACGGCGCACTCAACGACCAACAGAAGATCCTCGCCGCTCAACAGGCCATCTTCAAGCAAACCGGTGACGCTCAAGGCGACTTCGCGCGAACCAGCGAAGGACTCGCCAACCAAACGCGCATCATGAAAGCCCAGTTTGAGGACGTCAAAGCCGAACTCGGCAAAGCGCTTCTCCCAATCGTTCTCAAAATCTTGCCTGTTTTTGCCAAACTGGCCGACTTCGTTGGCGAAAACACAGACATTGTGATCAAGTTGGGTGCCGCTATCGGCGCTCTGGCCGGCGCCGTTGTCGTTGCCAACATTGGCATGAAGATCTACACCGCGACCACCACGATCGCCACCGCCGCACAATGGGCATTCAACACCGCCGTCGGTGCCATCGCGCTCCCGATCGTTGCTGTCGTCGCGTTTACCGCCGCCTTGGTCGCCCTGGAGCGCGCCAGCGAGAAAGCCAGTCGCACGTTCCGCATCCTGCTCCCTGGCATCAACGGCATTTCCGACGCGATCACGTTTCTGCAAGGCCAGACCGAGGACGTAAACGAGGAATGGGCCGCGTTCAACCAGACCATCGACGAAGGCCGGCGCGCCGCCGGCAACATGTACCCCGAGATCGACAGAACCGCCAGTTCCGTCGACGACTTGATGACGGAAGCCGTTGAGGCCACGAAAGCGCAGCTCGAGCTTGCCGGCTCAATCAACGCTGTCTACGGCGAAGTTCGCAAACTCAATCCTGAGCTCGTCGAAATGCTTGGCCTGCTTGACGTCCAAGACGACATCGAGCAGCTCCGCAAAGAATTCGACGACTACAACGAAACCATCGCAGACGCCGCTGGCAACGTCCGCGAAATCAACCAAGCGCAACGCGACCTCACCCGCGCCATCATCGAAACCCTTAGCGCCCACGGTTTGCTCACCCTGGCATTCGACAAGCAGCTCAAAATCAAGATCGACACCGGCGACCTCGATGCCGCCTACGCCTCAGCGCTCCGCGTCCTCAACGCCTTCCAACAAGTCCAACAAGTCGCCGCCGGCCAGCGGCCCTCGACGTATGTTCCGCCGCGCGACGAGCTCGGTTTCCTGTCAGCTCCGCCGGTCGCCACCACGACGATCACGCCGGTCGCCAGCATTACTCGAGCACCGTCTGGCGCCGTGCAGAACGTGACCGTAAACGTGAACACGCCGACTCCGACCGAGGAAATCGGCAAAGTTGTCGTGGACAGCATCCGCAAATACAACCGGACGTCAGGTAGCGCCTCAATCGGCGTTCTCCGGCTATGACCGCCACGATCGTCCAGAGTGGCGATTACACGCTCGAAATCGACACCGGCGCACCCGTCAGAGGGTTCCGCCTCGACGACGCCACACGCGGCGTTTTAGACGGCACCACGTTCGTTCTGGACGGCGTCACCGACTTCGCTGACGTCACCGACGGCACCAGAAGCATTCGCATCCGTCGAGGCCGACGCGACATCGCCGACCAGTTCGGCGCCGGCTCCATGAGCTTCGTGCTCGATGACACGGCCGCGGGCGGCGTTTTCAACCCGTTTGCGACGGATTCACCGTATTACGACCCGTCCAACGACAAACCAGGTCTCGCCCCGATGCGCTTGGTGCGCCTGTACCGCGAAGCGGAGCTGCTGTTCGTCGGCCGGATCACCGATTTCGACTACGACTTCGGATTGGACGGCGACGACTCAGTCACCGTCACCGCATCCGACGACTTCTATCTTCTCGCCCAAACCGTCACAGACAATCACACAACAAGCAAAGAGCTGACCGGCGCCCGCATCGAAGACATCCTCGATCTGACCGAGGTCAACTATCCGACCGGCGCGGCCCGCTCAATCGCCACCGGCACCGTCGAAGTCGGCGGCGGCGGCGACTACAACCTCGACCTCGGCCAAAACGTCCTCGACTACCTCCGGCTCGTCAACGAAGCCGAACAAGGCCGGCTGTTTATCGACCGCGAAGGCGTCCTGGTATTTGACAATCGGATCGGCGCCACCCTGTCCGCACCGGTCGCTGATTTCCACGATGACGGAACGAACTATCCGTACCGCGGCGTCGACATCTCATTCGGCGCCGACAAAGTCATCAATCTGGTCTACGTCCAAACAATCAACAACAAAAACGCCACAGCTCAAGACACCGACAGCCAAACCGAGTATTTCGTTCAGAGCCGCGCCATTACTGCGTCACTTCTCGACACCGACGCCGACGCTCAGGATCTCGCCGACTACCTGCTGAACCCTCAGCCGGAGGCCACGTTTACCGCGGTCGAGGTCGCGTTCGCGCAGCTCTCAGATGCCCAGCGGGATGTCGTCGCCACGATCGACGTCGGCGACACCATTACCATCGAGAAATCATTCTTGAACGGCGGCGTCGAAACCGAGCTCGCCCAGGAGCTCGCCGTCGAAGGCGTCGAACATTACATCGACTATCTCGGCGGCCATGTCGCCAGGTTCTACACCAGCCCCACCACGATCGTTTACGAACTGATCCTCGACGACGCCACATATGGTGTTCTCGACGCACTCAATGTCCTAGGATAAGGAGCACCTATGGGAGCAAACGCCCAA